ATAAAGTTAAATATGGTGCTGGTCAACCTATGGGGGCATACAGCTCTTGGGCAGTTTTCTCAATGAGTCATCACCTAATAGTACAGTATGCCGCTAGCTTAAACGGGTTTGAACCCGGAAAGTTTGAGTCATATTGTTTATTAGGAGATGATTTGGTCATTGCTGATCCTATGGTGGCCCTATCATACAAGGATATCATTGAATCATTAGACGTACAAATCTCTGAACAAAAATCACTTATATCATTTGATACATTTGAATTTGCTAAGAGATTAGTCGTAAATGATGAGGAAATGACACCCTTTCCATTAGCTGCAGTAGTAGAGAACTCAGGAAGCATCTCTGCTCTCTGGTCCACACTATTTGTAGCTAATGATAGAGGTTTTACCAATTGTGACTATTACGTCAACCCCCATCTGGCAGCGGGACTTCAGAAGGCTTGTGGGATTAAATATAAACAGTCCTACAAGGCCGCTAAAGACTTGCAAGCTCTGCACTCATACTTACATAACACTGGTGACTTCGTCCAACGATGGTGGGCTCTTGCCCATCTCGAAAAGACGCTCTCAATAGATGTTTCCTGTAATATCACCTCCGAAAATAGATTTTTAATCGTTGAGGATATTATGGGAAGATGTAATGTAGAATATCAGAGTGAGCTGCTGAATAATACTATGTATAAGTATATAGACCTAAGGAAGACTTGCGTCTACCAGTTGGAATATTATACTCAACAATGTATTAAACAGGGTAGTGGCGATGGTTCCACCCTTCCTATCGATCTAGAAGATATTCCATTAGTACAAATTATGGACCGTGAGGTCAATAAATGTTCTGATGAAATGTTCTCTATGTCGGACCTCGAAGATGTGCCTATGCTGATATCTCTTCAGTATAGGGTGTCACCAGCTCTGGACTTATCTAGAGTTATATCTCGTAGAATCAATACTAAAGCATCGGCCCGTCAACTCGGGCTATTAAGGTTTTTTAGAACCAAAATAGCTGAATTCAATCTAGAATTCACCAACGAATTAAAAGCTCCTTCTTTATGGAGGGAGCCATTACGACGTCGATAAAATTCTCAGCGCAAGCTGGGGGGGATGCCAAACGTGACTAAAATCACGGGCGGTTTGTGCTAACCGTGAG